TGGACCTTTTCTATAGTGTAGACGCTTCTTACCGTAACGCTCCGGGCGCAGGGTGGATGATGAATTCTAACACAGCAAAAGCTATCCGTATTTTAGGATTTGGCGAAACTAACGACTTCCCTGCTTACGTTCCTGGAATGAGCGTAGGTGAAATGGATATGTTATTCGGTAAGCCGGTCTACATTAACGAAGATATGGACGATATAGCTACGGGAGTTAAGTCTATCTTATTCGGGGACTTTTCACAGTACTACATTCACGAAGCCGGCGGCGTACAAATCTTACGCTTAAACGAGCGCTTCGCTGACGAGTTAAGTACTGGCTTTATTGGTTACCGTAGAGTAGACGGTAACGTACTACAGTCAAGCGCTATTAAGCACTTGATCCAAGCTTAATACGTTTGTATGAAGGTTATTTTTAACCAAGCTATAGCAGGGGTAGACTTCCACTACCGTAAGGGACAAGTGGAAGTACTACCTACTGCGGTAGCTCAAAGATATTTAAACGCTGGCTTTTGTTCTGTAGTAGAGGAGAAGAAAGCGGCTAAAGCTGAAAGAGCAGTAAGCAAAAAGACCACAAAAAGAACAACCCGCAAAGCTAAGTAATGAGCTACAGTATAGTAACCCCAGCAACTTTAAAAGCTTTAACCGTACAAGAGGTTAAGGACTATTTACGCGTAGACTCTAGCGACGAGGACACTCTACTAGGGGTACTTATTGACGCTTCGACACAAATAGCGGAGCACTACTTAGGGCGGTTCTTATTGACTACGGTAATAGATGAATTTTACGACTTCTTCCCGGTGTATAAAACGGGAGTAGATCCGTTCCAAGGGGACAAAAATATAATCTATTTAAGTAGAGGACCAGTACAAAGCGTAGCTAGTGTTAAGTATGTAGACGGCAGCGGAGTAGAGCAGACCGTAACAGCTAGCGACTACAATACCGACCTAGTAAGCGAGCCGGGGCGTATAATGCCCGACCAAGGCTGGCAAGCTACAAAGGACACGGTAAACGCTGTTATTATTCGTTACACCTGCGGCTATACTCAAGCTTCGGACGTACCGGCAAATATAAAAATGGCTATGCTTTTGATTATTGGAGAAATGTACGAGAAGCGAGTAGACAGCGTACACCGCTTACCTACAGCTAGCGAGTACTTACTAAACCCGTTTAGAGTTTTCCGCTTTGATTGATCCCGGTAAACTAGATAGAAGAATAACGCTACGAAGTGCTAGCGTAAGTACGGACAGCTTCGGCCAGGCCGTAAGAACGTATAGCGACCTAGGTAACGTATGGGCTAAAGTAGACTACCGCACAGTAAAGGAAGGAGAAGAGACCTCTAGACTTACTAGCGTTAATAAGGTCCGCTTTACGATTAGATACCGCAGCGACGTAGACGCTACCACTAAAATAACTTGGGACGGCAATACCTACGAAATAGAAGGCGTAAGCTTAGAAGGTAGAGAGCGTTACTTGATCTTAGACACTACACTAAGGGACTAATGAAGGACGGCATTTACTTTGAGGTAGAAGGTTTAGAAAAGGCCTTAATGAAGCTAGAACGGTTAGCAGAAATAGACCGTAAGAAAGCTAGGCAATTTAAGGCCGGTATACGAAAGGCAGCTAAACCAATGGTAACGGCTGTAAAGGCTTCTATTAAGAATAGTAACCAAAACGACAAAGGTAAAAAAGTTAGAAAGGGTTACTTATCTACGGGTACAGTACAAACGAAAATGTCCAAAGATCCTGCAAAGCGTAAGTTTAAAGAGGTAACCTATAAGCCAGGAAACTTAAAGCGCTCTATAGGGTTTTTCCCTTCTAGGAAAAGGGGAGCTCTTTTAGGTTATGTAGGGGCTAGAATGGGCAAAAGAGCAGGTAAGACTTTTGACGGGTATTACGCAGCTATCGTAAATTACGGACTAGGAAGGGGTAAAGCTAAAGCTAACCCTAAGAAAAAGCGTAATATAAACTACGCAGAGAAAGGCTTTAAGAAAGCCGCAGCACAAACACAAGCACAGCTACTAAGAGAGGTGCAAAAAATACTAAAGCAGAGCTTATACCAGCTAAGTAGATAATGAACGAAGGCAAAGCTATATATTCTATTCTTACGGAAAATGCGGGAGTATCTGCAATAGTAGGAAACAAAGTTTACCCGCAGATAGCAGCGCAAGGCGCGGCTTTTCCTTTTGTTGTATATGTACTACAAGATAACAGCCCCAGCGATACTAAAAGCGGGCCAAGCACTTTAGACGAAGTGCGCTACGATATAGTAGCGGCAGCAGAAACTTATGCCGATCTATCAAGCCTTACGGAAAGAATACGACTAGCTTTAGACCGTTACACGGGAACTATTAGCGGAGTAGTAGTAGATAGCATACAGTTTATAGATTTGGACGTAGATAACGATCCAGCTACCGAGACTTACGTAAGCAGCTCGGAGTATATTTTAAGAGTAAAACGTGTAGACATATAAAGCTTATAATATGAAAATAACACTAACAAAAAAAGTAACCTCTCCTAGTGGTAAGAAGCTAGCTAAAGGTCTAACTTTAACAGTAGTAAACGAATACGGCCAGGAGCTTATAGAAGCGGGAAAGGCTGTAAAATTTGGAGAGGAAGCCCCGGCAGAAGCTCCGCAAGTAATAGAAGAAGAACAAATAAATTTAAATTAAAATGGCAACTACTGGCATTATGAATGGAACCCTATTAGGGGTTTACGCAGGAGGCACTCTAATAGCTCACGCTACGGAGGGCTCTATTTCTCTCTCGATGGACACGAGAGACGCAACTACTAAGGACAGCTCCGGCACAAGAGACTTACTAGAGGCAACTAAAAGCGGTACTATTTCGGTATCTGCACTATACGCAGAAGACGCAGCACTAGGTGTAGATGATCTTATGACAACTTGGAGCGCTCGTAGTAGTGCTACTATTAGGTTTTCTACCGAAGTAACGGGAGATCACTACTGGGAAGCTACGGCTTATATTACTTCTTTGGAAGTAAATAGCGGTATGGAGGATAACGTAACTTACTCGGCTACGTTTGAGCTAACTGGCACTATAACTTACGGCACTGTTTAATAGTAAACACTAAACACACTTAAAGCAAATGGTAAAGAAGGTTAATATAGGAGGCGAGGAAAGGCCAGTAAAGTTTGGCTTTGCCGCACTAATGCAATTTACGGACGCTACCGGTTATACGTTAGCGCAGTTAGATAGTATAGGCGATAGCCTAACACTAAGCCAAGCTATAGAGCTTATTAAAGCTGGACTAAAGCAAGGGGCTAGAATAGAGGGCGAAAAGTTTAACGCTACTAGCGAAGAAATAGCCGACTGGCTAGACGAAACCCCGGAAGCCTTAGAGCAAGTTTTAGCAGTCTTTACCGAAAGCTTTACACCTGCAAAAAAGTAGACGGGGCTAGGGGACCTAAAGGCCCCGAAGCCCCGCTTACTTTTGACCGCTGCGAAGAAATAGCTTTAGGTTTACTAGGTTATAATTACAGCGAGTTTATAGAACTTACCCCGCGCAGCCTTAATAATGCTGTAGCGGGTTTTAGCGAAAAGAGGGAAGCGGTAAGCCGCGAGCTTTGGGAAATAATGCGAAGCCAAACGGTAACGCTAGTTAACTTACAGCTACCTAAGAATAAAAGAGTAAAGCCTAAAGAGCTCTATAAATTTCCTTGGGACCACACAAACAAAGGAGCAAAGCTAAGTAAAGAACAAGCTAAAGCAATACTAAGCAAATGGCAAAAAAGAGCGTAGCGAGTACTAACGTTAGCATAGGTGCTAACTTAAACGGACTTAAAAGAGGGCTAAAAATAGCCAGCTCTAAATTACGCCGCTTTGGTACGCAAGCTAAACAAATAGGTACTACTTTAAGTACTGGAATTTCTGCGCCTCTAATTGGATTAGGGGCCATAGCTGTAAGAACCTTCCAAGGCTTCGAGGCAGAGATGAGCAAAGTAAAGGCCGTCTCCGGTGCTACTGCTCAAGAATTTAAAATACTAGAGGACCAAGCTAAAAAGCTAGGAGCTGCTACAACCTTTACAGCTTCCGAGGTAGCAGGCTTGCAGGTAGAATTTGCAAAGCTTGGTTTTACGGCTAGCGAGATAGATAAGGTTACGGAATCTACGCTATACTTAGCCCAGGCCGGAGGCGCTGAACTAGGACGAGCGGCAGAGGTAGCAGGATCTACTTTACGAGCCTTTGGCCTAGCAGCAGAAGAAACCGGCAGAGTTACGGACGTAATGGCTAAAAGCTTTAGCACTAGCTCCCTAGATATGGAGAGCTTCGCGGAAGCTATGAAGACCGTAGCGCCTATTGCAAAAGCTACCGGGGTTAGTGTAGAGGAAGCTAGCGCAATGCTAGGAGCTTTAGCCAATAACGGTATTAAAGGCTCTATAGCAGGTACAGCTCTAAAGAAGATACTTAGCGAGCTGCACCGAGAAGGTAAGCCAATGACGCAAACCTTTAGAGAGCTATCTAATCAAAATATAAATTTAGCGGATGCTAACGACTTAGTAGGAGAAAGGGCTAAAGGTGCTTTATTGGTTCTTACTGAGCAAATGGGGCTAGTAGACGAGCTTACAGTAAGTTATCAAGATGCCGAAGGCGCAGCGCAAGCTATGGCCGAGGAAATGATGGATAACACCGCCGGAGCCTTTAAGATTTTACAAAGTGCTACGGAGGGGGCCTTAATTGAAATAGGCGAATCCATAACGGAAAACGAAGTATTTAAAGGGGTACTAGAAAAGCTTACCGCTACAGTAGGAAAGATTACTAAAGCTATTAGCGGAATGACAGCAGCCGAGCAGTATAATAAAGTTATACTAGCCGGCTTACTTGCTTTAGTACCTTTAGTAATTACTGCGGTAGGAGCTCTTAGTATAGCCTTCGGATCTTTAACGGCTGCTATGGGGCCAGTAGGTATAGCTATAGCCGGGGTAGTATTAGCTTATCAAGCTTTAAAGAAAGAAGTAACCGAAAGCGACGAGGTTATAAAAGAAGCTTTACAAAGTGAAAATTTCGTAAAGGCTCAAGAGAATTTAAGACAGCGGTTAGCAGAAGTAAACGAACAGCTAAAACTTCGTAAAGAAGCTTTACAACGTGCTACTGAAGCCGGTAGAATAGAACAAAAAGACCGAGAAGGAGCGGCAGTAACTAAGCTAGAAGAGCAGCGGATAAAATTACTAGAAGCTTTACAAGGTGTACAAGATAAGAACACCGAAAGCTTAGAGACATACCGCAAGGCTATGAACGACTACGCCGAAGAGCAGCGCAAAGCTAGAGGCGAGCAGGATAAAGGAAGTAAAGCAACCGCAAAAGGTACAACTAAGTTAAGCGAATACGCTAAAGCAATGCAACGCGTAAACGCTATTTCAAAAGAAAGGAAAGAAATAAATGAAGCTTTTGGTCAAGATTTAGATACTACACCTTTTGAAGATTTTGATCCGCTACCGTTTGATGAAGAGGAAGTAGACGAAAAATTTGAAAATTTACGCAAAAATTACGCTAAACTTAGATTAGCTCAAATAGAGTTAGCTAAACACGGTGGCGAAGCTATTCAAAATTTTGCAACTACTACTATAGCAGGTATGGCAGAAATAGCAGGAGCTATGATAGTAGGAGAAGCTTCTTTTAAAGATATGGGTAGGTTTATACTTGGTAGTTTTGCTGACCTTTTAATGTCTTTAGGTCAAATGTTTATCCAGTACTCTATAGCTGTATCTTCATTCGTTCAAGCTTTGTTAATGGGACCTACTCCAATAGGGGCAGGTTTAGCACTTGCGGCAGGTATAGCTATGATAGCCGCAGCCGGTGCTATTAAAGCATCTATGGCAAAAGCTACCGAAGGTATACCAGCTCTAGCGGAAGGAGGTATAGTTACTGGACCTACTCTAGCTTTAATTGGAGAAGGTAGAGAAAGCGAGGCAGTAATACCACTAAGCAAGCTACCACAAATAGCGGGAGCTACCGGAGGAGCTGTAGAGGTGTACGGACGCATAAGCGGCCAGGACATACTCTTAAGCT